GATGAGCAGGCGATCTTCGAGGACAACTTCAACAAGCTGCTGGGCACAAGCGACAGCCAGGTGAGGAAAATCTTTGAGGAGAGAGCCGATACCATCATCGCCGGCATCATGGCCATCAAGGAGAAACTCCAGCGGCGAAAGTTCCGTGGCATGAACCCCGCCGACATGGAAATCGGTATGGGTCTCATCAGGCCGGAGTTCGTCAAGGACACCAATACCATCATAAACGACTGGAACATCACCCTGACTGGCATGGGAACCTGGGACGTCTGGCTGTCAAACGCTGCTGACACCGGAGGCTTTGTCCTTAGTGAGGACCACGGGCTTATCATCACCCACCTGGTAAGCCAGGTAACACCGACCCCGTACGTCAGGGCAGTCCACTTCCAGATCGGGCGTATCGACCTGATTCCTGAGGATGTCAGCGACATAATCCTTGGCGATAACGAGAATGGTGTGGCAGTCTTTCCCATTCCAACCAAGATTGTGTTGCCTGAGGACGAGCTGATGCTCAGCGTCACCGGTACAGCCGGCACAGAGTACCTTAAACTCGGTGGTCTGGTAATCGGTCTGGGACGTCTGTTAAAAGCGGAAACACCAAGCTGGTAGTTCTGATTAAACAGGCCTTCTCTGTAGACACATAGAGAGGGAGGAGGTGTTTATGCAAGTTACTTTGTTAAAAACCTCGCATGAGGAGTTGTGGCTGAAAGAGGGCTATCTCCTGGCACTCCAGTTCTCCAATGGCTGGGGCTGTTTTAGAATCCTCGGCTGGGAGCCTTCCAACGTCAAGCCGTACTCACTGGGTGCGGTAGCCGCAGCCAGCAACCTCGCCGCCTGGGATGAGATAGCAGATTCCGGCGGCCGGCGCTATCTGATGCCCCCGGAGGAACACTGGATTTACCACGCCTTCTACGGGGTGAACAAACCCAAGGCGCGGATCTTCTTCCAGTACCCCACCAGGCAGGACAGGTGGAACCTCGTTGCCGTACAGCGCGCCATAACCGGCGATGTCGGCTACATCGACGGCGAGATGAGCCCCTATGACGGGCCATTTTCAGTGAAGAGCCAGCTCTTTACCGTCCACGAACTCTACCCGGCCTTCCAGTGCTATAACCCTCTCCCCGATGCCATGGATAATGTCATGCTCAACATCGACTTGATGAGGTACTCATACTTGATTATAAAGAATAGAGACCTTATCCGAGATATCCTTACCCTCAAGCGCCCGGGGAGGTTGCACACCGTGGCCGGTATCGATCCAAGCCCGGCACGAATGCCCGACTGGCTTTCGGACCTCATTGGAAAAGACCTGCTTGATTACTCCAAGGCTGTTATTGAGGAGGGCGGATAATGGTAGACAAGAGAGGATTGCAGACACAACAGGCGACCGCCACTACCGGAGATGCCGTCTTTGGCAGTGAAGTGCCCTCCAACATGAGGCGCTACATCTACAAAATAAAGACTAGCAATCAGTTCGCCGGAGCCAACCAGCTGGAGATAGGCTACAGTGATGACGACGGCGCCACCCACACCACGCTGGACTATATCGACCACGCAACGCAATACGAGATGTGGAACGACCCTGATGAGTTGAGGGAGGACGCGCTGCCTATCTACATTATCCCCGCCGGCAATAAGCTGTTCCTGACCACGGACAACGGAAACGTGGAGGTTTATCTGGAATACGAGGATTCGGAGTAGCAGGAGGTGATGCCACAATGAAGAAGTGAGCAAGTTCGAGTCTGGTAAATTCTTTCTGCCAGACTTGTAGTACCCGTGAGTCTATGGGGAAACGAATACGCACCCTTCTTGGGTGAAATTAGCTCAAAAGGAGAAACATGAAAAGAATAGGTTATATTGATGCCCAAAGGATAACTGCTGGAGTTTCTGGCACCCCGAAATCCTGGAGTGGAAATGATGATTTCGTCTCTTGGTACGTAAAGAATCTTTCTGCTACCAGCGAGAAGGCTGCGCATAAAATCTTTATCACCAATGATGTCGCCAGGACGGCAGGTAGACTCAATGGCTTAATAGTAGAGGTTGAAGGTAAAGCTGGTGTAGACCTATACGGTGGTAGAGCAGCCAATATCTCTCTATATATTCCCAGCGATGCCGATGTTTCGGGTGGACAGATTAACTGTGGGCTTCATGTGGAGGCACAGGGAGGTAAGACCATCACTGGAGACTGGTATGGTGCTTATATTTACTCCGCAGCAGGAGCGGCTCCAAGTGGGTCAAATGGAGTGCTGAGACTGGAAGCAAATCCTACCGCAGATGACCGTAACGAAGCCTGGATTCACTTTGTCGGCGGCTATGGGCAATATGCAATGGCTTTCGGTCCTCTTGCAACCCAAACTGCCTGGGCTTATACCGGAACTCCTACTACTATTGCCGGTTGGCTCAAGGTTAAAGTAGGTACCAATGACCGGTGGATTGCACTCTATAGCGGAGCACCGTAAGGATAGGAGAAATTTATGAGACAACTAGACTTATCTAACTATACTGTGCGTGTCAGGAATCAGGATGGGGAATATACCGACCTTCCCTATGAGATGAAGGACTCCCTGATTGAGCTTATATTCTCCAGAGACCTTGGGTTATCGGGACAGGAGCTTCTTGACAGAGATGATTTAGCCCGAAAGATAAGGGACTGCCCCGACGGTAAAGTTCTCCTAGAAGAAAGCGATTGGAAAAAACTTGCTCTGGCTGTCAATACCGTAAAAGGTCTTGGCAGGCCTGATGTTGAGTTTGTCCGTCGTATCCTTGAAGCCCCAGAAGTTGAGGTAGAGGTGAAGAAATGAGCATGAAATTCGTAGCTCTAGTTTGTAGGTGTGGATTAGACCTAGCAAGTGCTGAGCCTGTTAATGTAATAGAGCCTGAAGGCGCAGAGCCTTATGGCGAGTGCCCAGATTGCGGTCGCACTTACTTGGTTAAGCCTGAGCCAGAACCGGAGCCGCCAAAGACAACAGGCAGACGGCGAAGAGTATCCGAGCCAGAGCCGGAACCTGAGCCGGAACCTGAGCCTGAACCAGAACCAACATCCGAGGAATAGGGCAAAGGAAACATAGCCTAGCAGCGGGGCAACCCTTTCGCTGCTAAATAATAAAGGGGGAAGGGGGTTAATGCCTTATTCCCCCTTCTTGCTAAGGGAGACAAAGTGGCCGGAGAAGTTGAAAAGCTACTCAGAGAACTAATCGAGGAAGTCAAAGGACTGGGCGGGGGATTTCTGACCAGCAAACCGAAGGAAACGGTTTATAGCCTGGGGAAGTTTATCGTTGACCGGACTTTACCACCGGGCAAGTGGATCCGAGTGCTTGCCCTTCCGGAGGAGCATTCGCCTTACCTGGTTTACTGGAAGATAATCAACTGCGACTCGCCGGATGTGAAATGCCTCTGCTTTGAGGATGGGGTGGCTGTCTGCGAGGATGGCTGTGACCTGAAGGCACTTAACAACCTCGGTGTCACATCGTTCAACGACCGGGGATGGGTTCACGTCTATGATACCGTTAATGATAAATACGGAATGCAGTGCAATATACTGAGGCCGATAAAAGGCAGGTACGAATTCGCCGTTATGAACTATGGGGCAACGGCGTGCAAGCTCACTGTGCTGTATACCAAGTGGTATCAGTGGACTCCCGTTGGGAGAGTCGAAATTCAATAGTAGGAGACCAAATTGGGCGAATACGAAGATTTTTTGAAGAGTATCCCGGCCGCCGAGCGTGTCCCTGAACCGTTCAACTCAATAGACAACCGGCTTGATTTCCTGGGCCCCATAATAATAGCTATGAAAAACCGGATTGAGAAGCTGGAGGACACTCTGGCCAGTATCGAGGTAGGGGAAGGTGCCATTATGCCTAAAGTAATTGAGCAGATACCGTTTGCCTATAACCTAGACCCTCTACAGGGAGTTACCCTGATGGAATACGCACCGTTTAGCGGGTATATTAAGCAGATTTCGATCCATTGGCCGGAAGGTTGCGACGCCCTTGTGGACGTCCGGGTAGGCCATGGCACCAAGCAGTTCTGCCCGGACACAGGCTATCTGGCCCTCAACGACGCCACGCCTACTTATCCATTCTCAGAATGGTGCGAGGATAGGGAAGAAATCTGGGTTGAGATGAGGAATAGCGATGGGGCGAACAGCCACGCAATAACGGTAACAGTGGTACTTGAAGGAGCTACCTCATGAAAGTAACGCAGACCATCACAGTTGAACAGAGGGGTATAGGCAAGCCTGACTACTCCAGAGAGATAGACCATGGCTTAACACGTCCTGGATTCAAGTTGCAATATCAGCAATCCCTCGTAACATTCCTGGTAACATATAGTAGTGTTGCATCCGCTTATGCTTGGGTTAAACCCCCACTTGCAGCCGGAGCCACAGACCATCTTATGGATGGTGTAACTGGACTGGATATGCCTTACTCAGTGTCTCAGGGCTATACTCTAACTATGATTTCCATTGGAATAGCCTGCAACCAGGATTTAGAACTGTGGCAATTACTCAGAGTGTCACCTATACCCATTGGACAGCGTTCGTTATGCTTGGCACAGCTATCAGGTGGTCAACCATTCTACGTACCGGAAGTGGTAGCTTTCTCCAGTAAATACTTTGACCCTACCGCAAGTCTTGCCTTTGATTATGACATACAAGTCACCAATAAAGGTGGAGCTGCTATGGAAGGTCAGATAGGAGTCTACATGTTCTTAGAAAAAGTCGGATCTCCACCATGGCCAACAACCAAAACTGTGAGATGCAAGTGGTGTGGGGCAACCAGGGAAGTACCTATAGAGACTACCAATGTGATCTGTGATAAGTGTGGCCAACTCACCATAGTGTATGTTTCACAAAAACCTAGGAGGACATGAAAGTTGGATATCTGGGTTTGGAGAGGACTATTTATACTGGCCGGGCTGATTATTGTAGCCCTATTTACCAAAGAGGCTATGGATGAGGGTAAGTAAGTTAGTCGATGACATAATTAGGGCCGATGCTAATTATTTCTTTAGAAACAGGTTCATCACATCGGAGGAGTATAGTAGGGTTTATGAATGGCTGGAAGGACAAGATGACAGAGAAATACAACTTAAGGCGGCTGACTGGCTGGAGTCAGATGCCCGATACTTTGATGAGCTGGGGCAAGCACTGGTCAACTACCATTGGTTTATCCTGCCATTTATGAGTGTCTTTATGTGTGTTGTACCAAAGCGTCTTAGAAAGTATGCTGAGGAGTTAAGAAGTGTTTGAAGGTGTTTTAGAGCGAGTTTTACAAGCCGTCTTTGGTGGCGGCGCGGACATAAGTGCCGCTAACCCTCTCCCCGTTGATACCAGCCCTGGCGCTAAGACGGCCACCACTATACTGGATGAGGCTTCAATAGCTGCTGCGACTACCACCGCGCTGGGCGATTGCACGGCTATAGATTTAAGCGGTGGTCCTACTACATTAGCTTTGACTGTAGAATGCACTTATAATGCCGGTGCTGCCCAGGGTATTAAAATCCACGTCAGGACTTCTTACGATGGGACTAACTGGGACACCATTGATTGGGACAGCTGGACTCCCTCATTCACCGCCGGGGCAACGATAAGGCAAACCAAGCACTATGATACCTCGCCCATGTATGTCAAGGTTTTGATTGAGAATCTGGACCCGGCCCAAACCGTGACTGACGTAGCGGTTGTGGCGACGGTGGGGGTGTGACATGGAAGGTTACGGGAAAAGACCTCCGCTGGATGAACAAAAAAGTTTATGGCAAGCCACGGTAGCTGCCGAGGGTGTTACCACCTCCGCTGGTGAAGGCACTGGGCTAAGCTTAGTAGACGCCGGGCTGGCCGGTGCCGGGGCCAACTCCTTCGTCTCAATGATGGCCGTCATCCACCCTGGCGACCCCACCCAGGTTGACTCTAGAGATGTAACCGCCTTCAACAACGGCACTGGGGAGGTCACAGTCGCCAGCGCTTTCAAGGGTGGACAGGTCGCCGCTGGTGTCCCCTACAAAATAGTCACCTTCAGGTTTGTGCCGGCCGAGGTAGCGGCTTTGGCTGCCGATGTCGGTGATGCCTCAACATCAACGTTGGGATCGCTGTACGGGATACTCGGTGACCCGGCTACCGACCTGGCCACCCAGATAGCTGCCTTGGGTGCAGTGGCTTTAATCCCTGAGACCACCGACACCTTCAGCTTTGACGAGACTAATGCCAGTGAGCAGACCGTCTTCACACTGACGATTACCTCCAGGTCGAAGATTGGCGGTATTTGGCTTGACTTCACAAATGTTACGCAAGACCTCACTATCCGTGTCAAGCACCAGATAGATGCAGCGAACTACCGCACTTTCCAGACTAGCTCCTGGGCCACTACTGACGATGACGGGGTGCTGATAGAGGGCTTTACGGCTTATCGCAATGTCCAGGTCAGCTTACAGTGTGGAGGTGGAGGAGCCGGGCCAGTGAATATACCGTATGCAGTAGTGTAGTGATATGATAAATGCCAAGATACAGCTTTGTAGACGACCGCCAGTACCAGAGTGTTCACGCCTGCGGGAAGATTGCACCGTCAGGGGCGGGGCCGATAACGATTACTTCGGGAGCCGGGGCGTGGACACTGGGGAACTTCAGCAACGATATTATAGCGGCCGGGGCAGTACCGCAGTCCTTCGCCATCCATTGGATGGTGATTTCAAATCCCAGCCAGAACGCCTGGTACGACATCGTGCTGTACTACGGGGATACCGACATAGAATGCGCCAGGACGACCTTCGCCAGGGAGAACAACTTTGTGAACTCGATAAACGTGCCGGTGCAGATGCGAGTAATGCCTGCGGGGACGAGGGTAAGGGCGAAGATGATGGACAGCGTGGGTGGAGGCAGCTGCGATATAAAGGTGATATACCACGAGTATCTGGTGCCGAGCATGTAGGGGGTGAATGAGATATGCCGAGGTATCCAAAAGCAGGAATAACTAAGCTTTCAGAACTTGAAATAGACGCCGATAAAGACTGGGCAGCCAAGAAAATAGAGAACCTTGGTGCTCCAGATACAGGTGATGATGCTCCCAGAGATGACACCATTGACAGCAAGATAACCACTCATAAAGGTGATGCCTCGGCCCATCATGCCAAGACGACTGATGCTGGAGAGATAATTTCAGGTACCTTTGACCTTGCCAGGATACCGACAATGGATGATGCTCACATACCAGACCTCAATACACTGTCGGGATACCCTCCGTCTGACCCGGCAGCAGCAACACCGGGACTGCGGACTCTCGGTACAGGAGCACAGCAAGCAGCAACGGGGAATCATACCCATACCTTGGTGCATGATACTGAAGGGAGCGATGTCAGCACCGATGATTTCAGCGGGACGAATAGACACTACCGTGAGAGGCAGTATCTTGCAGCCGGTGATGAGTTCACTTTTATGCAGGTATCCCTTACCGCGGCTACGGCAACGGTAATCTATGCAGTGTGGGCAGGATACGCCATGGGTGGTGTCGCCGACGCAATCAAGGGTAGATTGTGTATAGATGGTGTCCAGATTGCTGAGACTTCATATTTCGCCACAGAGGGGTACAGTAAGCTGCTTATCGGCCATAAGTCAGTCTCATCGGGAAATCGAATTGTGGCCATGAAGGTAAAGAACTACTCTGGGGGCTCAGAATATGCGTTCGTGGGTGGCGGACTTGGAGCGGGCTGTGCTAAGGTGTAAGGAGTGATATGAGACTTGCCATCCCTCTAACCGGTACGATATTGACGGAAAACCCTCTGTCAGGTGACCCAAATGACCCAATAAGGCCAGTTGATATTGATTTAGGTAATGTTTCCTGGCGGATGCTGGAACTCAACTTAGACGATGAGGTTATGGTTATAGAGGTTGAACCGGCGGATAATGTTCCTGAGCCTGAACTAGATACTCAAGGTAGGCAAAAGGTTGACGAATCGGGCAACCCTATTTATAGGAAGAGAAAGGCAACGGAACAAGAGAAACTTGGCTTTCTTCAGTATGCCCGTGACCTCATCTTTAATCACACAAAAGATGAGTTGTATAAAATGGGCAAGAATACAAAACTAAGGAGACCTTTTAAGCAATAAACCAATGTGTCTATTCAAGCGTGAAAACAAGAGTACCTGGAAGCCGCCTGAAGGTCACAGTCTCATAGATGCTGGAAATGGCTCTCCTGGCGACACTTGGGATGGCAGGAAGTTCATAAAACCAGTACTGCCTGAACCTGAACCTGTGGGAAATTTAGTTACCGAGATGGATGACCTGAAGACACGAATAGAAAAGCTGGAGAAGAAGTGATGTGCCGGGTAAGTGAACTATTAAAACAGAGACGGGAAGCGAGGCCGGTACTCGGTCGGATTCGAGGAGTACCCTGGCAGACGGTCGCAGCCGAGTTGAACGAACTTGGGCTTGAGTTGATGCTGAAAGACAGGTTCCAGCCCGACCGCTACATCTACCACGTCAGTGAAAGTGACTGGGAAAAAGTTCTGCCATACCTGACCTTCTCCGGTGAACATTACATCTACACTCCAGAGTCGCCTGACTGCGACGACTACGCAAAGAAGGCTTCTGTTGAGGCAGCATTCCAGTTTCACCTGTCTTGCTTA